ACCGATCCAAGGAAGCTCCAAACCCGGACCCGTCTGACCGAAGTCGCCTTGCGAGGCACGACAGGTTAGCTTGGCCCGAAGGTACCCATACCCAACGGCAGGGCCCCCGGATAAGGAGCGATTATGAATCATTGGTTCCATGACGGTGTCTATTTCCGCATAGACCACACATTGAGGGGGATCAGAAGTCTGAGACTATTTCCAATCATTAACCACAGAGTAGAGCTCTTTCGCAGGTCGAGATGCCGTAGCTTGGACTTTTGCCGTAGCTCACCAAGGTACAATTGGACACTCATGTGCTCCGAATTATACGACACGAATGCCGAGACGGGTCGCCCTCAAGGATCCTCTTTCATTCCTGTTAATCCTTGCCTCTACTTCAATCTTCCACGGTTCCTGTCTGGACGGGACCGGCTACAAATTCTGTTGACCATCTCATTTTTTTGTTTTCTATATACCCTTTACGAATTCCCAGACCGGCCTTATTCACGATCGAATGATAGGTGCGGGCTTGCATGAACCGACCGGGGGTCCCCGGATTGACAGATATCCTAACCTTAGCTCTAGGATGATGATCAATCGGGGGCCGTCCGAGTGAACGAACGACCAGATCGGCCAGAGGCCCATGTCGGGTTACACCCAACCGCACGACTCTCATGACACAGCGAATAGGACCGGCTTCGGAAGGAGGATGCGTAATCAAAGAAAGATTATCCTCATCTCCCTCCCTTCCATCAGCCCACGTACCATCACGATACAGATTCATCAAGGCCTGCCTAGAAGAACGGCATGCGCTCACAACAGCCTTACTCGTAAGAGGAAGGCGTGTGAAGTCAGGAAGGGATTTATTCAGGTGAGGGAAGCAATCTAAACCTTCCGGAAGGGAAAGGTAAGTTTGCTCACGCTCGAATAAGCCCCGATGACGCAAGATGTAATCTGGAACGGGATGCGAATGACCACGGGTTAATGACACCTGAGACTTCCAAAGATATCCTTTGTTGAGCTTCAGGAAATGACTCATAACGACGTGCTTTTCTTGGCCATGGAAACCGACCGAACAGTCTGCCATTCGTCCCCCAAGTCTGAGACAAGAGTCCTCAGACGGTCTGAAGAGGGGGAAAGAACGAATGAACGGCACCTGAATCGGAAGGAATCGAGAAGCCTCGAAGAACGATGAATTTAACGAGAAGAAACGATCATGAACCATAGTTTTACCTATGGACACGACGAGTCCCGATGAACTAACGCCCTTGAACCAGCTATCAGCCTGAGTTCTCGTAGACCTAAAGACGATATCATCACCATTAATACGAACAGGTGGTAATCGTCCATAAGGTCGCATCGAGTAAACGAAGGCCAAATAGTTGGTAAGACAAAGGAGGGGAAACGAGAGCTTGTCTCCCATCAGTTGCCCTGACTTCATGAGAGTTTTACGCCCCTTAGAAACGACGATCGCAGATAAACTTGACCGTGCCATGAGTTGAACACCCACAGGGAGTGTAGAACTCTGAAGCACGTAGTCGAGGATAGCCCTGCTATGACCAAGACAAAAATTATCTGTTGCGGACTCGTAGTCCCCAGAAACGAAAACCTCACCCAAAACACGTGAAAAACCTTTAAACTTGCCAGGCTTTGCATCTCCTCGGAGTAACCATTCCTTCTTTGACAGGTGATCATACATCAGACCTGCCAAGGGAGAAAGACAATACTGCAGTGCCGACGCCACAGTAACGACCCTGGCCTTTCCGGCCTTGAAAACGACAGAAACACGCCGGGTACTAGGGATAACAGTACCGGTACGACACAATTCTATGAACGCCTCGCGTGTCATAGAACGATTAACGTAACGACGGGTGTTGTCATTAAGGTCAACTTTCTCATAGAAAGATTTGGTCCCAACAATGACTCGCTCAACCCTCTCCTCATACCTCTTGTCCCATCCCGGACGGAACAGTCTGGGAATTTCCTGCCTACAAAAAGACAAAAAAGCCTTATCAACCGGTTTTTCAACCGAGAATTTATCGTGATAGGCATCTAAATCAGGCAGGGGAGAAGGGAGGGTTTTACGAAATAGAAAAAGACTCGATGAGAGCGTGAAATAGTCGCGCTTACGACACTTAGAGCTGAGGGTGAACTTTCGGGTGCCCTTAGTGTAACGAATATTACGACGCTCCCAACCATGGGACGGTGACGACTCAATAAGGGAGGTGCAGAATTTCTTGATATCTGCAATTGACGCGAAGGTAGGAATGGTGGGAAGACGCAAGTTCAGCATCTTCTCCATTAACCCTACTAAGTCAATCAACTCCTTTTGAGCCCGGTTGAAATTAGATTTTGCAACCGACTCCGCACACAGGCGACCGCGTTTCGCGGATTTACTTCTGTGTGGCCTTGACATGACCTTCTTAGTGAGCTTAAGCTTTCGACTAAGAGGAAATAGATCAG